CACCGTTGGCGTAAGCGACAGCGTTCTGGGACATGATAGAGATGTTCTCACCAACCACCTGCGCGCCCCACACCGCCGGAGCACCGAGATACTGCAGGGAGTACACCGTCGAGTCGGTCCAGACCACGATCTCTTGGCGAGCCTGACGAGCGGTGACGATCTCACTACCCCGGGACAGGCGCAGGCTCCCCGCTTGATTAGTCGCTGCAGGGGTCCAGTTGGTGGCATCTTCTTGGTCAGACCAGCGGATCAACAGGGGGTCCACGTCCGCACTACCGAGGGGGTTTGCGCCGAAACAGAACACAAAGCGGTTCTCGGAGACCAAGACCTTGTTTTGCACCGTGGGGACGTTTGACGCTCCGGCTTCGGCGGACAGCAGGGTAGCCCGGTTGGCGATACCGCTGGAGGCATCCCAGATATAAATCTCACCGCCCCGGTAGCCGAAGATCAGGTCCTCACCGAAGTTGGCTTGGTGCCAGAGGCGAAGGTCTTCCGTAATCGGCGTGCTGCTACCCCAAGTACCGGAACTCCACGGGCCCGAACCCCAACCCACCAAGGGCACCACGGAAGCCGGGCCGATGTTGATCTGGTAAGCCGCCGTGCAGCAGTTGATGGTCGCCGTGATGTTCGTACCCGTAGCCGTCGCCGGAGCAGACAGCACAAAGGTCGTGGTGTTCGTAATAGAGGCAACGGTGGCGCTCGCCGGAATCCCCGTCCCGCTGATGGTACAGCCAGCCACAAGCACAGAGGTGTCGGCCATGGTCGCGGTTGTGCTGCCACTCGTGGTGTCCACGGTGTTGTCGGTGAAGTTGCCGTTACCCGTGTCCGAGGCGTTTGCCGATACAGGAGCTGCGCCACTATCTACCGCCGTACCTGCCGTGCGCGCCGTGAAGGTAAAGGTGTTGGCATCGACGACCGTGACGACCTCGTACTCTTGGTTCAGCACTGCTGCCGTGATGTTGCCACCAAGCCCAGAACAGTTGGAAAACGTAACGAAGTCGCCTTCTTCGGCGGCGTGGGAGGGGCTGGTTACCGTGATAGTGGAGCTGCCGGTGCTGGCCGAGAAGGTAATACCCCCGGGGGTCGTGGTGGCCCGGATAGGCGTGATGTCGTAGTAGGCACCGCCCTGACCGATATAGAACTTGAGGTTAGTCCCAACGCCCAGCAGGTTGAGGTTGCCGAGGGTAATCCAGTTGTGGAGGGACCGGCAGGTGCCAAGGAAGACGTTCTCAGAGATACGTGACCAACCGCCGATTTTCTCAGGCAAGCCTTGACGGAACCGCACCTTATCGCAGTCGTACCACCGCCCCTCGGCGGCGTAGCGGGTCATCTCACGGTTAACGCCCGGCTTTATCAGTACCTTCTGTAGAGGCATAGCGAGCCCATCACATCGTCGCGCCGGACATCGGCACGGTGGTTACCTTGATCGCTACGCTCTGTCTCAGGTTCAGCGGTTCGCCGCAGTCCGAGCAGGTATCTGCCGCAAGCTCACTCTCATCAAGGTCGTACCCGCAGGCAAAACAGATGGTGTGAATCTCATGGGCAGGCTCAATACTACCTGATTCTAACTGCCTAGGCTCAACAACTTTTTTCATAGGGCCTCCCGCCAGTCCAGTCCCTGCCACAATGCGGATTCGGCAGCGCGACGCTTCACCAGCCCCTCAAGGACCTTCCCACCCGCTCTATTCCATCGCTGAATCTGCGCAGGCACATCGCTAAGAGGACCATAGTTGATCCGGTTAAGGAGCGTGCTTTCCTTAAAATTGCCCGGGCCAAGGTTAAACACCCATGCCACGATAGCGTCGAACTCATTTTGCTTGAGAGCGATCTCCACCATGTCGTTGACATAGCCTTCAAACTCCTCAAGGTCCTCAATGAGGTGAGCTTCCGCAGCCTCTTGGTCGATCACATCGCCTTCTCGGACGCCGCCAGTATGCCCATAGCCAATAGTCCACACGTTAGCAGGGCATAGGTATGCTTCCAGACGGCACCCTTCAAAATGCTTAATAAGTTCAACACCTTCCGACCCTATCTTCATGCGGTTCTTCATCTCAGTCCTGCCGTTGGCTGCTGCCGAAGTAGAACGCAATAACCGTACTAAACGAGCCAGTAATCGAACCAAGAATGAGGTTAATGATTGCATCGCTGTTCTGGTCCGGGGGAAGCACGGTGACGAGGACAATATAGCCCGCAAAGAGCAGGCACAAAGTGATAGCAAGGAACCGTGCGGTCCAGTCCTTAGCGAAGTGCTTCCGAGCGTCCGCCGTATCAGCGGTCTGCAGGGCGTAGAGGTCCACGTCCAGCTCTTTCATGCGGGCTTCGAACTCAAGCTCCGCTTTCTTTATCTGAACAAGTTGTTCTGGAGTGGCCTGCGAGAGCGCCTTTTCTAGGCTCCGTGCATCCGTATCGCAACCAAGCACGCTGGCAATGGCTGACGCCGCTGCACCGCCCAGAGGCCCACCGAGAGCCGTTCCGAGGGTAGGCGCTACCGCCCCTACAATGTTCTTGATGGCGTCAAACTTCATTTCCGCTCCATCAACCTGTCGAGCTTGGCATCGAGGGTATCTATGCGGTCAATGACTCGGTTGATGTCGGCATGGACATCCGCTTTGGTGACGTACTCTTTCGCCATCTCTTCGCGGGTTCGGTTTAAGAGAATCTGCACGCGATCAATCTCATCGCTCCGACTCTTGATAAACCATGCTAGCCCCCCCATGAGAGCCGTTAAGAGTCCACTCCACGCGGTGTCCATGCCAAGTTCCATCTTAGCCTTCCTTAGCCTCAGCAGGCGTATCGTCTGCGTTCTTGTTCTTCCCCACGTTGCCCGCCAAGATGTTGAGGACACGGAGCGCCATGGAGACGTACTTGTCGTCGGTCTTGGTCGGGGTCAAGGCCGTGATAGCCGTAGCCGCCGTGACCAGCGTAGTGATGGCAGTCAGCCATGCGGGGAATGCTTCAAAGATACTAAGCAGCGTGCTCATCGGCCTCGCCTCCTTGTTCCGGGGTTTCCTGTCCCTGTACCGCTCCACTTTCGGCGGCGTTCTCAGCGTTGAACTCGGCTTCCTGCACGGCTTTCACCACGGCATTCTGCCGGGCCTGCAGGGTTAGCTGGCGCTCTTCCAGAAGCATTTGCAGTTCGCCGATCTCCCGCTGGAGCTGTTGTGCCCGAGCAAGGTTGACCTGCGCTACTTCCGGCAGTGCGTCAATGGCGTATTCTTTGTCGTCGATGGTGATGACGGGTACTTGGGTTTGGGGTTGTGCTTGCATTGCTTCGCTCATGATTTGGCCCTAATCAGGTTTGTCTGTCGTTTGTTCCGTTGAAGGTGGCTTCAACTCGTGTATTACAAAGCTCAGTGTAGCGTAGAACCCGTAGCACAGAAACGTTAATACGATGATCGTTATAACGGTCCAGAACGTGTCCTCACGCTTACGCTTTTGCGCATAGATGGCCTTCTCGCGCTCCAGCCGAATGCGCCTCCTCAAGCCGATAAGCTCGGTCCACGCATCTTTGCCGTAGGCATACAGGATAATCTCGCGGAGTTCCTTCTCCTGTGCCGCCACCTTCCTGCGGTGCGCGAAGATTTCCAGTGCTTCTTGCTCTACGGACTTCCTGCTCGTAAGTCGCTTGAACAGGGGCGGGTTCTTTACATTGCGCTCCGCTTCGCTCAAATCGGAGAGGGCCGTGTACCACTGGGCCATTTGACCCATGCAGTCCTCTAGGTCCCTCCCCGCAGCGACTAACTTCTTGACGCCGTTGAACGCTGCCGTCGCCGTAGCTATGGCAGTTATAGGGTCTAACATGGCCTACCTCCCCCATAACTACGGCCCGGTTGTTACTTGTTAGCCACCATTAGCAGCAATAGCGGCGTTCAGCGGCCCGAGGTCCTCATCGGTCCAGAAGTCCTTCGCCACCATGATCTTCAGGTGTTCGACGTTGCGGGACACGGTATCGGCCCAGTCGGCGTCATCCATGCCTTCCGGTTGACCGGCGTTCAACAGGTCCACGCTGTCCATAGCGGCGCTGTAGTGCTGAGCGATTTGCTCGGGGGTTAGATCGTCCATTTAGTTTGCTCCTTAGCAGGCCATAAGAACGCAGGGGACACAGTAGGAACCGTCTGCGTAGGTGTTAGAAACGTGCGTAGAGGTGACTTTGGCAATGGTCTTGGACCGCACAATGTCATCCCCTTGGGGTTTAGCCGTGCCGTCACCGGCAGACATGAGCAGATCACCGCGCTGGACCGTGGTGCCTTGGGCGATGCGGATAATCATATCGCCGGTCATAGCGACGTTCATATCGTCATCTTCGTCCCAGTTGACAAACACGCCAGCCACGTTCGGGTCGCCTTCCACGGACGATACGGCCATCTTGTTAAGCTGCTCATTGGCCTCAGGCTCGCCAGTTTCAGGGTCAATCCACTCGGCCATCTCGTCAAGGTTAGTCAGCACAGTGCCTTTAAGGATGCTGTCGTCGCGGTTATTGCCGGGGAGTTGCGACCAGCGAGACAAGTGACCGCCGTTGTACGAAACCGTGGTGCCGGAGACGGAAATAGAGCCTTCTTGAGTGCCGGTGGAGTAAAACCGAACAAGGTCACCGTCCGCAGTATTGAGATTTATATAAGCAGCAACGCTAGAACCACTCGTTATGCCCAAGATGCCATTAGTCGAGTCAATACTTACGGCATTTTGACCGCTAGAGCTTACGGCTTGAGGCCAATAATCATCCGCCGTTTGGTTGCCGAAATACCAACGGTCTCCGCCCTTGTAATATCCCCTCGGGTTCCCAAGCCCATCCGACAGCACGATGTAGCCGCTTGAGGTACGGATGTCGAGGCTGTTTTGGTTGCCAGTAAAGCCGCCAATAATGGTATTGTTGCTACCAGTGGTCATGAAGTAACCAGCACCCGCCGAATCGTCAGAGCCCGCGTTACCGATAAAGGTATTTCCAGCCCCCGTTGTTACGCTGTAACCAACATACGACCCAATAAATGTATTTCGATTTCCGGTAGTGAGACTATATCCAGCCTGAGCACCAAAAAGATTGTTTTGTATGGCAGTAGTATTGCTAATCCCTGCTTGATACCCAACAGCAGTGTTATTGGAGGCAGTGGTGTTGGAGTTAAGCGCGGAACGACCAATCGCGGTATTCTGTCCGCCAGAACTGTTTGTGAACAATGCCCCAGAACCAACACCTACGTTATTAGCGCCAGTTGTAGCCGAATATTGAGATTGGTATCCCACAGCGGTGTTGTGACTTGCATTGCTTGAGCCTGATACACCATACAAAGCCTGAGTACCCAGTGCGGTACTGCTGCTACCTGTTTGGAAACGACCTGCGTAGTAACCCACACCCGTGTTGGCGTTGCTGGTAACATTCGATTCAAAAACCCCTGTACCAACAGCGGTAAAGAACGTACCCGTAGTATTCGCGAGCCCCGCATTATACCCCACCCCAACGTTAGTGCCGCCAGTGGTGTTGTTGCTTAAAGCAGCTTGACCAACAGCTACATTGTATTGGCCGCTGGTGTTGTCTAAAAGCGCTTGTAAACCTATTGCTGTGTTGCTTGCGCCAGTCGTGTTGCTGTAACCAGCCTGATAACCAACAGCCGTGTTGTTGGAGGCGGTGGTGTTGGAGTCAAGAGCAAACGAACCCACCGCAGTGTTATTAGCGCCAGTGGTGCTGTTCTGCATTGTGTACAAACCGACAGCCGTATTATTGGATGCGGTTGTATTCGCCAACAAAGAATTAGTGCCAACAGCTACGTTTTCGCCCGTTGTATTAGCTTCTAAAGCCCTATAACCAACAGCTACTGTACCGTTGGCGGTAGTTTGTGAATTAGAAGCATTACGGCCAACTGCTACGCTGTACCGGCCCGTGGTGTTTGAAGCTAGTGCATTGTCACCAATAGCAACATGAAGATCGCCAGTGGTGTTTGCATAAAGCGACTGATAACCCACAGCCACGTTGTTTGAAGCGGTGGTGTTGGCCCCAAGCGCTCCAGAGCCGATCCCGGTGTTGTAGTTGCCGGTAGTGTTGTTTGCGAGCGCGGAGGTTGCTGTCGCAGACCCGCCCATGCCTACGTTCTCGGCTCCTGTCGTGTTGTTGCGCAAAACGTAATAGCCGACAGAAGTGATGCCAGCTCCAGTTGTATTTGCGTAACCGGCCTGATAACCCACAGCAGTGTTGTAGGAGGCGGTGGTGTTGGCTTGAAGGGCTTGCTGGCCGATTGCCGTATTGGCGGCGCCGGTCGTATTAGATGTTAAGGAAGCATTTCCAACCGCAACGTTTTGATTTGCAGTCGTGTTCGCAGTAAG